AAGGTCTACTGGTCCGACGGTTCCCAGATAGTTGCGCCCCACGACAAAGGAATCATCGATAATGTCGGAAAGGTTCGGGGTGATTTTCTTTCGATGGATTACGACGAGGCGGTATCGAAAGGTCTCATTCAGTTAATCGATGAAGAAGTCGACGTTGCGTACCTTGAAATGGTAGAGCGGCAGGTAATTCGGCCCGAGGTTCTCAAAAAATACGGAAAAGAAAATTTCAAAAGAGAAATACTTTTTTATTGCAAAAGCAAGGCAGAATGTAGTTATATAGAGGCAAGAGAACAATTCAATCGCAAGGTTTTAGAATCACGAGAATATTACAATGGACAAATAAGTGTTCGAGTACACGGTTCTCATATTTTAAAATCTTAATCAAGGCATATATCAAAATATACCATAGGCTCAATAAATCCAGGCAAATTAAGCGGATTTAAGAGCTCGCACCGGCTTAACTTCAGGTGCCTAGTGACAACCTACGGAATGGTAGGGGACGGAAAACTGTGCCGCAACAGTACTCAGCGACTATCCTTAACAGGACGACGATCGGATATGCCTTCATACAACCGGTTTCGCTGTTTGAAAAATTAAACAAGGCTAAAAGAAGGGAGAAAAACCCTACGTCAATGTGTATGTTAGCGTATACGTGTTGGCCGCCGTCATAATGAAGACTAGGCTCGAGGTACCGGATGACCGCCTCTGTAATGCCTTAACGCTAAGTGGTTGTGATACTCAGATAATGTCCAACTATTTTTTTGCCCGGCGACGGGCGAAGTGTGGCTGATTAATCTAGATAATATATCTCTTTAATCTTTTTCAATAATATTTTTAATAATTATAAGAAAGAGAAATGCGTTGAGCGTCGAGCGAAAACGCAAATGATCTTTAGATCATTTTTTAATAAATATCATATCATGAAAATAAACGATATTATCATTGAATCTCCTAACGCAATTGGAAGAGCTGCTCAGGCATTGGGCATGTCTGCTAAACAAGCAATGGGTAATATTTCACAAAAAGCAGCTAACAAAGTAAAAAAAGCATCACTTGGTGTGGCTAGTAATGTCAGTAATGCAGCTACAGGTAAGTTAGCAGTTGCTAAAGAAGCTGAAAGTTTAATAAAAGACTTTAAGTTCTATCTGGGTTCTTCAAATCAGACACCTACAGTTGATTCGTTAATGAAGTTTATCAAACAAGAAGGGCATCCGGAAGATGTAGTGCAGTCGGTTTTGAATAATTTTCCAAGCAACAATTCTAACCAAGTATTACCTGCAAACATAATTAACAAAATAATGAATTCAGTTGCTGAGCATTTAATTTCTACTGGAAATGTGCAAGTTTCTAAAAAATCTACGGGCAACACTGCTACTGGTAACAGTAACAACAGTGGTTCTTTAGATATCAATCAAATTAAAACAAAAATAAATAGATTTGATAAAGATGAAAGACAAGAAATAATTAATCATCTTAAACAAATCGATACCTTTAATGTCTTAAAATATTAGAAGAAAGGTAAGCCTGATTTCTTTGTCGTTTCGAGATTCTCTTTGATTATTTCGCCTATTAATTTTCTTTCCTCAAAATCAAGATTAAGTGCTTCTTGATAACTGAGCCCTCTCATATACCAACAGATTTTTAGTATATCTTTTTTAATGTCCCTAGCCTCTTTTTCTATTTGTTGAACATACTGTAGGATCTCCGGCTGAGGGAGAGTTAAGATCCTACTGCGAAAAAATTTGCCTGATCCATTGTGATATCGACTTTAAACTTGTGGCTGCATTCTTCGCAAGTAATTTCTTGACTCTTCATTGTTATTTTTTCTTTGAGATCAGTTATGCGTTCGTTGATTGCATTGAACGTTTCTTTATCGCTATTTTCTAAAAATTCAGTAATTTGTTCGCTATCTTCGACAGATCCATTGGGAGTTTCGATTTTATAAACACATCCAGCAACAACACTGACTGTTAATTCTGTTAATTTTACAAAACTGTCACTAAATTGTTCAATTTTTTCTTCGTCGCTAAGGCTTTCGTCGTTGACAAGACTTATAATTTTCTGTTGCTCTAATGCTCTGATTGCATGTTTACTAATTTCTTTATAGGTATACGGTTTGATATAAATCTTCAAATCTCCTAGAGTAATAAGATTGTCATACTCGAAGTTACTGGCAATATCTAGATAGTGTGTTAAATTGAATACTAGATCATTGAAGTGATTGCAAGACGGACAACTGGAAGTAAACTCCATTTCTTCCCCGTAGGTTGCAATGCGGATTGCAATTAAAACAGTATCAATGTCAATACTGGGCATAGCCCAAGGATTTTTAATTGATGGCACACAACTTTTAATAACTTCAACGGTAGACTGACCATTCATCAACGCATCAGGAGTTTTAAACATCAATTCATCTTTAGCAGTCATGGCATATACAGCATATTCACCAATTTCACTAACGTCTATACTTCCTTCTGGATAAAATTTACCTTGACTAGGCAAAGTAATGTATAGTTTAGGTTGCCTAAAATAATTGGCCAACGGGTTAGGCTTTTTAATTGGCTGCTGATCTGACATGTTTTTCTCCGATAAATAATGTATCTACTTATATTATTTATATACGTAGTTTTTGGAGTTTTTTATAATGGCAGAAGTATTTGGCAATATCGGAGATCAGCCTGTTGAATTAAACAATGCAGCTAGCGAAACTACGTTAGCAGCCTTGTTGGAAGTAGCCAAAGCACAATTTAATAGTCAAACAAAAGGCAAAGATCGTAAAGCACAAAAAGATCTCGAAAAAAAGCTAAAAGAATTGGCTGCGGCCGCAGCACGATCTTCAACAGAAATTAAAAAAGTAGATACAGCTAGAAAAAACTCAATAAGAGCAATCAGAGAAGAAACAGAAGCTAGAGAAGAAGCAGCCAGTAAAACTAAAAAGTTCGGAAAAGGCGCAGTAAACGCCGCTAACGGATTAGCCGACATGGCGATTAAAATATCAAGAATGGGCGATAGCGTAACAGCAGCCACTTTGATGTTGACCTCAATGGTCAAACAGATACCGTTAGTTGGAGGCGCAATTGGTGGTCTTGTAGACAATGTTGCACAGGCAATCGAAGGAACACAAAAAAGTTTCATGACGGCGTCAAGTGTTGGTGCTAATTTTAGTGCAAGCATTAACGTTATGATTAAATCTGCATCGGCTGCAGGTCTAACTATTGATCAATTTACATCATTGATTGCTAAAAATGGCGAGTCGTTGGCCATGCTAGGGACCAGCACAGCTGATGGTGCTAAACGATTTTCTGATTTAAGCAAAACCATTAGAAACAGTAGATTACAAAATGAATTGGCAAACCTGGGATTCAATACCCAAGAAATTAACGACGGCATGGCTAGTTATGTTGGATTATTAGGAAGAACAAATAGATTAACGGGCATGAGTAACCAGCAGTTAATTGAGCACACAGGTGATTATCTAAAAAATCTAGATGCAATTAGTAAAATTACAGGAGAGAATCGAAAGGCAATAGAAGATAGAATGGCTGCTGAAAAAAATGATGCACAGATAATGGTGATGATGCGCAAGCTGGGTGTTGACTCTCAACAAGAATTAAGATCAGCAATGGCATTATTACCTGAAGAACATAAACGAGGATTTAAAGATATTTTAGCTACTGGCACAGCAACTACTGAAGAAGCAAAGCGATTATTTAATTTCATGCCTGAACTAGCACAAGGTGCTCAAAAAATGAATCGGGATATAATGACGTCGAGCAGTTTAGCAGCAGGATCGTCGGCAGAATTATACAACCAATATCAAAAAGAAGCAACTGCATTGGCCAATAGTAGCATGGGAGATCAGTTATCAAAGTTTTTTCCGGACTTTAACGGATTTATGTCTTCGATATATCAAGTCGCTGCTCGAGAAGGCAAAACATTCGAACAAGCTATGGCAGAAGTACAAGCATCGGCCAATAAAACATCAACTGAATTTGGAGAAATGGATCCTGCCCAGCTTGTTAAAACACAGCAAAAAATTGCAGAATCTAGTAACGAAATGCAGCGTTCATTTTTAAGAGCTTCGGGGACATTGTTAAAAGTCCTTGAAAAATTTCAAAACGGTATTCAATATGCAGTAGAAAAGCTTGACGATTTATCAGATTGGGTTGAAAACGCATGGAAAAAAATTAAAGAATGGATTGAAATATTTGATAAAGAAGGCATTGGCGGCATTTTCGGAAAAATAGCTGACTCAATCTTTGATGGAATGAAAAGAGGTGTTGGCGAGTTAATAAACAGAGCAATAGAACTCGGAGAGAAAATAGGAACCGGATTTGTTGGCATATTGCCAGATTGGTTAAAAGAATTGGCAGGAGTCGAAGGCCCATCAGCTGCTGAAAAAGAAAAAAAGAAATTACAAAGTACATTAGAGAAATTACAAAATGATCCAACGGTATCTTCAGAAAGAATAGAACGAGTACAAAATAGAATAGACTATTTAGATAAAATAATTGCTAAAGAAAACGAATCAACATCATCAACATCAAATCAACACTCAGGCGATGTACCGCCTACTCACATTAAAAAAACTCAAAAAGCAACAGAAGACAATACAAAAGCAGTAACAGCCGCTGCAATATCTACACAGGAGCAAGCTGACATAAATGCCGATTGGGCAAAAGCTGGTTTAGAAGATGAAGCTAAACGTGAAAAAGCAAGAGCTGAACGTGAGGATAAAAATACACAAGCTACTGTAGATAATACTAATGCAACTAAAAATAATACCAAAGAAACTAAAGCAGCATCGTCATGTGACTTAGATTATTCAAGTCCTCAAGCCTTGTTTAACAGTTTTGCTAAAATTATGGTCGGCGGCAAAGCAGGAGTAACTGATTCAATAAGCGGCGCATCTGCAACACAAAGACCACCGAGTCATATTGGTTTCGGATCTTCAGGAAATTACGCCAATGTATCAAAAGATGTCGACGGACTCAAAGATCTAATTTATCGTGCAGAAGGAACAACTGACGAACGTGCTAAACAACATGGATTTAAGTCAGGCTATGATATATCATACGGTTACGGAAAATATGCAAAGTCAGATAAACCTATAAGCGAAATGACTATTGCCGAAGTTAAAGAATTTCAAAAACAACAAATTGCAGCAACAAAAGGAAAAATTCCAGGAACAAATTTAGGAACAGGAGCAGTCGGAAAACCCCAAGTTACACAAGGCACATTATTGGCTATGCAAAAGAAAATAGGGTTTAAAGACACTGATGTCTTTGGTCCTGAGTTGCAAGAAAAAATAATGAATCAACTATTAACAGATTCCGGGTTAGGCCAATTTAAATCAGGTAAGATTGATGCTAAACAATTTCAAAATAAATTAGCAGGTACATGGGCATCAATTGGAAGATCAGATACAGGACAAAGTCAATACGGTCAATCGACAAGCGGAATGACTGCTGTTCTTCCAAAACTATTAGCAGAAATTAAAGATCCTAATTTTTCAGCTACACCATCAGCATCTCAAACAAATGAAACACTATCAGATAAAGCAGAAACAGCAAATAATACTTCACAAAATCAACCGGGTGCAGGAGCTCCGAATGCAGGTAATGCATCCGATTCTAGCATGTCAAGTCACTACGAGATGTTAAATACACAAGTAGGTCAATTAGTAACAATAACTCGAGAATCAGTCGAAATTGCAAAAAGACAGTTAACGGCTGTTAAAAATCAAAGCACAGATACGTTTGCTTAAGGAAAATTAATGTCCTGGAAAAAATATTTTACCCCAGTTAACATAGACAATCAAAGTGGTTCATATAGTCCTCTAGGAAATTCAGGCAAGCCGGGTCCGGCAAGATCAAATTATTCCAGTTTTCTTCCTGATGTCTATGCTGGCGCTCCTAATCGTATCGAAAGATATATTCAATATGATACCATGGATATGGATTCCGAAGTCAATGCAGCATTAGATATTTTAACAGAATTTTGTACACAGAAAGATAAAGAAAACGGTACACCGTTCAGAACTCATTTTCGAGGCGAACCAACAAGCACAGAAGTAAAGCTTATCAAAGAAAGTCTTCAAAAATGGTGCAAACAACAACAATTCGAAACTAGAATTTTTAGAATTGTAAGAAACACTTTTAAATATGGCGACTGCTTTTTTGTTAGAGACCCCGAAACTAAAAAATGGTTATATGTTGATGCTGCTAAAGTTTCAAAAATCATTGTAAACGAAAGTGAAGGTAAAATACCCGAACAATACGTTATTAAAGACATAAATTTTAATTTTAAAGAAATGGTTGCAGTTACTCCTCACGGAACAACAAATACCAGTCCAAGTGGAACTAGCAGTTATACTAGTGGCGGCGGCCAAGGAAGAGGCATGGTAGGTAATGCTGCACAGCCTCCCGGAACCCGTTTCCATAATGAAACTAATGAACTAACCGTCGATGCAAAAAACGTTATTCATATTAGTCTAAGTGAAGGACTAGATAATAATTATCCTTTTGGAAATAGTTTGTTAGAAAGTGTTTTTAAGGTATACAAACAAAAAGAACTACTAGAAGATGCTATTATTATCTATCGTATTCAGCGTGCACCTGAACGCAGAATATTTTATGTAGACGTAGGAAATATGCCAGCACATATGGCTATGAGCTTTGTCGAACGTGTTAAAAATGAAATTCAACAAAGAAGAATACCGAGTTCAACTGGTGGCGGTCAAAATATGATTGATGCCAGTTATAATCCACTAAGTGTTAATGAAGATTACTTCTTCCCTCAAACTGCTGAAGGCAGAGGATCGAAAGTTGAAACACTGCCAGGTGGTACTAATCTAGGTGAAATTACTGATCTAAGATATTTTACTAATAAATTATTCCGTGCATTAAGAATACCTGCAAGTTACTTGCCTACTTCGATTGACGAACAATCAAATACACTCAGTGACGGGAAAGTAGGTACTGCATATATTCAAGAATTAAGATTTAATGAATACTGTAAAAGATTACAAAATATGGTAATCGAAGTTTTTGATTTAGAATTTAAAATTTGGTTATATAGCAACGGCATTAATATTGACAGCAGTCTGTTTGAATTAAAGTTTAATGAACCTCAAAACTTTGCTGCATACCGTCAATCAGAACTCGACACAGCAAGAGTCAGTACATTTGCAAGTCTTCAAGAAGTTCCGTATTTGAGCAAACGATTTGCCATGCAGCGGTTTTTGGGATTATCACAAGAAGAAATTACCGAAAACGAAAGACTCTGGAGAGAAGAAAACGGCGATAAGGTGCTGTCTCCTGAAGATGCTGCTGCACAATTGAGGTCAGTTGATGTATCACCAGGAAATATAGATGCTGATATAAGCGATCAAGATGCAGAAGCACCGGAAGATTTAGCAGCCGCAGCTGATACAGTAGCACCCGAAGGCGGAACAGAAACACCTCCTTCAGAACTATAACTCGAACGATAAATAACAACATGCTACTAAACGAATTTTTCTATTTCAATAATGAAGACAATAATTTTGCAAAAGACCGTCGCTATAATAATAGTGACGATAAATCTGTCTTGAGCAGAGACGACACAAGAAAAACAAGATTAACGCTTAGGCAGATAAATCAATTGCGTATGCAAGCAGAAGCACATGAGTACGAAAAAGAATCAGAAATGAGTTTTGTAAGACAAATGTATGGAACACCACCTGAACCAGCAGAACCTACAATCTAAAATAGCATTTGTATTAGGAAACGGTAAAAGTAGATTAAAACTACAATTAGCAAGTCTGAAAAGTGTTGCTACTATCTATGCCTGTAATGCAATCTATAGAGAATTTGAACCAGATTTTTTAATTGCAGTTGATACTAAAATGATCAATGAAATTATTAAAGCTGGCTATCATAATGATCATCAAGTTTGGACAAATCCAAATCGCTCAGTAAAAAATATTAACAATTTAAATCTATTCAATCCTCATAAAGGTTGGAGTTCAGGGCCAACTGCACTGTGGTTTGCTAGTCAAAATAATCATAAAGACATTTATATTTTTGGATTTGATTATCAAGGTCTAGATGGTAAATTTAATAATGTTTATGCAGATACATTTAACTATAAAAAATCAACCGATGCTGCAACTTATCATGGAAATTGGTTAAATCAAACACACACAATTATCAAAGAAAACAAAAAAATTAACTATTACAGAGTAATAAATTCAAACGATTACATACCTGATAAATTAATAAATTTAAATAATTTAACACATATCACTTATGAAGAATTTGGAAAAAAATACTCAAATTGTATTTAAAAGATCAAAACGATTCAAAAAACTATCATTTAAAGCCGAATTTTTAAAAAACATTTAAATAAAAGTACAGCCTAACAATCTTAAGGAGAATATAACATGGCAGATAAAAATATTTTAGAACAAATGCTTGAGCATCTGGTTAATGATGATCAGGCCAAAGCAGAAGAATTATTTCACGAATATGTAGTAGGTAAAAGTCGCGAAATCTACGAAGGGTTGATCGAATCCGAAATGGACGATGACAAAGACGATGAAGAAGTCGATGAAGCATCTGAAAAAGACGACGACACCGATGACGAAGAAGTTGAAGAAGGATTTGATGATTTTTCGGTAGAAGCCGACGACGATATGGTAGATGTTGACCCTATGGGCGGAGATGCTACGGATGATTTAGAAGGTGAGTTAGATGCTGAACTCGGCGACGAGGAAGGTGAGGAAGGCGATACTGGAGAATTATTTCAGGATCTAGAAGATATTGTCGACGAACTACAAGCTAAATTTGACGAACTTCAAGGTGGCATGGGCGACATGGGCGACGACGAAATGGGCGACGACGAAATGGGCGACATGGGCGACGACGAAATGGGCGACATGGGCGACGACGAAATGAAAGATGACTTTGAACTCAAAACAGTTCGCGAGTATGTTGAAAAAGTTTCTGACGGTCACGGAGTTGAAAAGAAAGGTAAAGCTGAAACAGCAGACAGCAAAAAAAGTGTTATTGACAACATGAAAAATGATATGGGCGGTACAACTGCTAATATCTTAAGTGGAAAAAATGGTGCTGAATCTGTCGAAGCAGGCGCTGCCGGCGGCAAATTAAAAGGAACACCGCTGAGTGACCAATCAGCTAAAGAAGACAATGCTGGGAACATTAATGTTCCTGGTGGTAAAGCAGGCAAGACAGGATTTAAACACAAAGAACCAGGCCACGGTGCAGAAAAGAAAGGTTCAAGCGAAAGTCCTGATAACAAGCAAAGTCTTTTCCGTGGTCGTAGATAAACAAGGGCGATAACAGGTGAAAACTACACTATCAGAACATTTAAGTTTCGACCAGGCCAAGATTGTATTAGAGAGCGAGGAAGGTATCGACGGTAATAAGTCGTTACATTTAACCGGGATTTGTATTCAAGGCGATATTAAGAATGCAAATCAACGGGTATATTCTTCTCAAGAGATTGGCAGGGCTGTCAAAACGCTCAACGAACAGATCTCTGGTGGATACTCTGTTTTAGGTGAAGTTGATCACCCTGCAGATTTAAAAATCAACCTGGACCGTGTGTCGCACATGATTACAAAGATGTGGATGGACGGTCCTAACGGCTACGGAAAACTAAAAGTACTACCAACTCCAATGGGTCAATTAATCGAAACCATGTTGAAGTCGGGAGTAAAGTTAGGAGTAAGTTCAAGAGGAAGTGGAGAAGTTGACGACAGCGGTAATGTTCAAGGATTTGAAATTATTACTGTAGATATTGTTGCTCAACCATCTGCTCCTGGAGCTTATCCTACACCAGTTTATGAACACTTGATGAATAATACAGGTGGATATCAGGCATTTAGAATAGCACAGGAAGTTAAAGGCGACGTAAAGGCACAAAAGTACATAGCAGAGAGTTTGGTGAAAATCATCAAACACCTCAAATAACAGTAGGAGAATCACATGCTAGACTTTGTAAAACAACTGTTTGAAAATAATGTGATTTCCGAAGAAATCAAATCGGAAATTGAATCAGCTTGGAGTAGCCGAATTCAAGAAAACCGCGAACTAGTCACTGCAGAATTACGTGAAGAGTTTGCTCAGAAGTATGAGCACGATAAATCAGCAATGGTTGAAGCTGTCGAATCTATGCTTGCAGATCGTTTGCAAGCAGAGTTAAGCGAACTAGCTGAAGACCGCCAAGGATTAATCGAAGCTAAAACTCGATATGCAAAGAAAATGAAAGATGATGCCAAAGCAATGGAATCATTTCTTTTAAATAATTTGCGTAAAGAAATTAGCGAACTTCACGAAGATCGTCAAGCAGTAGCAAGCAATGTAGCAAAATTAGAATCTTTTATCGTTGATGCTCTAGCAAAAGAAATTGCTGAGTTTCATTCTGACAAGCAAGATTTAGCTGAAACCAAAGTACGTCTAGTACGTGAAAGCAAAGCTAAATTTGAATCTGTTAAAAAAGATTTTATCAGTCGTTCAAGCAAAATCATTGAAGAAACAGTCTCAAAAGGACTGCGTACTGAAATGACACAGCTGAAAGAAGACATCGATGCTGCACGCAAAAATGACTTTGGTCGTAGAATTTTTGAAAGCTTTGCAAGCGAATATGCTGCAAGTCACTTAAATGAAAAAAGTGAAACAGCTAAACTGTTAACTCTAGTTCGACAAAAAGAATTAGAATTATCAGAAGCTGCAAAAATTGTAGCAGATACACAAAAATTAGTTGAAAGTAAAGACTCTGAACTACGCATCGCAAAAGATATGAGTACTCGCAAGGAAATTATGAACGAATTGCTAGGACCATTGGCAGGCGACAAACGCAGAGTTATGGGTGAATTACTTGAATCAGTTCAAACTGGCAAGTTACGTTCATCATTTGACAAGTACTTACCGGCTGTTATGAACAGCAGTAATACACAAGTCAAGAAAGTTTTATCAGAAGGCATAGAAATTACAGGCAATAAAGTAAAGGCACAATCAGATAGCAGTGAATTTAAAACTGCTGAAATAATTGACATCCGCAGGCTTGCGGGACTATAAAGTTTAAGGAGAACTAATATGTCACAATTACTCGAGTCGCGCTGGTCGGAAACCAAAGACGCTCTTTTAGAAGGTCTTCAAGGTAATAAGCGTACAGTAATGGCAACAACTCTAGAGAATACCCGCAAGTATCTCGCAGAAAGTGCCACAGCTGGTGCTACTTCCGCTGGCAACGTTGCAACACTTAATCGTGTTATTCTACCCGTCATCAGACGTGTAATGCCAACCGTTATCGCTAACGAATTGGTAGGTGTCCAGCCAATGACTGGACCAGTTGGTCAAATTCACACTCTACGTGTACGTTATGCCGATGGCTTTAATAGCACTAACGGTACTGACGTAACAGCAGGTGAAGAAGCGTTGAGCCCATTTAAGATTGCCGAAGGTTATTCCGGTGCCGTTAACGATAAAGCTGCTGCTACAGCCGCTCTTGAAGGACGTGCTGGTAACCGTTTAAGCATTCAAATCTTGAAGCAAACTGTTGAAGCTAAGACACGCAAGCTATCAGCTCGCTGGACTTTCGAAGCTGCTCAGGATGCACAAGCACAACAAGGTATCGATATCGAAGCTGAAATTATGGCTGCCTTGGCACAAGAAATTACTGCTGAAATCGATCAAGAAGTTATTGCTAGCTTGAATAGCCTAGCTGGTACAGTACTAACATATGACCAGCAAGTTATTTCAGGTGTCGCAACATTCGTTGGTGACGAACACGCTGCTTTAGCTGTTCAAATCAACCGTGCTGCTAACTTGATTGCTCAGCGTACACGTCGTGGTGCTGGTAACTATGCTGTTGTTTCACCAACAACATTAACTCTACTTCAGAGCGCAACAACTTCTGCTTTTGCTCGCACTACAGAAGGTACATTCGAAGCACCTACAAACACCAAGTTTGTTGGTACATTGAATAGTGCATTAAAAGTTTATGTTAATGCATATGCTACAAGCGATGATGTTCTTATCGGTTATAAAGGTACAAGCGAGAGCGATGCTCCTGCATTCTACTGCCCATACATTCCATTGATGAGCAGCGGTGTTGTACTAGACCCAGCAACATTCGAACCAGTAGTTAGCTTTATGACAAGATACGGATATGTTGAGTTAACAAACACAGCATCGTCTCTTGGTAATGCTGCTGATTATTTGGCTAAAGTTGCTGTTACATCTCAGAATCTACGTTTTGCTTAAATAACAAATCGTATTATTCAATTTCAAAAAGGCTCTTCGGAGCCTTTTTGTTTATAAGGTAAAAAAATGAAAATAGAATCAGAAAAGGATTTTGGAAAGTTAAGAGATCATGTGAGATCGTACAAACACAAATTTCCCGAATTTAGAAATGATATTCGTCAGTACGAAGATAAAATTGAAAAACACATCAAAGAATACAGTCAAGCACTTGTAGAATATCGGCGAACTAAAAGTCGATATCATTTAGAAATAGCACAGCAACATATTGAAAACATTAATAAAACCGTCGCTATGGTAGAAAAGATTGAGTTGATGGCATATCTGTCGCAAAGATAAATACTATGTCAGATAGTACTATTAATCAATAGACTTATGCTGTACCCGCAGCGTAGCGGCTAGAACCCGTATCAGACTTCTATTAAGGAGAAAAAAATGGGACGTCCCCTCAAAAAAGATACATTAGGAACTGAGGTATTAGGTTCTTATGTCAACGCAAATGCCGGCATTAAAGTAACATTTTACAGTGATGATTTATACACCGACGGCGTTATTA